TCATTATATTTTGCAACTGTATCAACTGACCAGATCATTAAATCTTTGCCCGTTGTTCCCGCCAATTCATTTAGATTTGGGCATGGTTGAATAAGATTAGCTGGTATTACCGGCTTTAATGAGTTCATTGAGTTGCTGCACCCCGTCATCATCAATACAGCTAGACTTATAAACAGGACGCTCCACGATCTTTTGCACTTCACGCTCAATATATTCGACTTTGGTGCTTTGCTCTGCTTTGACTTGTTCATAGTCTGCGCTCACTTTATTGATCTGATTTTGCTTTTCTGCAAGAGCTTTCAAATTCTTGCGCTCAATCTCTTGGATCTGAGATTGACACTTTTGTTCAGCTTCTTTTAGCTGACCAGTTTTGTAATTGAGTACGGCCAAAGATATGGCCAATAAAAAAGCGAGAAACACAATAATGATTTCTCGCCAATATTTAGCAGCAAATACAATCCACATCACTGCGCTCCTATACATTTAGCATGTCTTTCAAGCTGTCTAGTCCAGACGCCATAGCATCCATTTTTACGAATAGAGCAATCGCGCTTTGCAACGTACTTATATTTAAGTAATGAGTCGCAAGCCGCTTTATATTGACCAGCTTTCAAGTGTTTAAGCATTGATGATTTTGCGAATGTTGGTACCCCGTACTGATATGAAAAATCCAAGTAAAGGTCATATTCAGTTTGTGATAATTTCACGCCCTTCAATGAATCTTTAAACGCGACTTCACGCTTAGCCACATCATTTCGCAACCACTTATCTGCGGTCGCACGTGTAATTGGTGGATCTGTCATTTTTACGGGTGAGCCATCTGGTTTGAATGTTGAACCATGGCCCTGTGTTGGACGATCCCCTTTAACGGGTATCACTGGCTTTGATGTAAACCCTTCATCATTTTTTACGCCCACAAAAAAAGCAGCCGAAGCTGCTAAGAATGCTGCGATATATTTAGTCTTGTTTGACATTACAGTCACCTTTCTTTTCTAAGCTTTCTAAATAAGCTTTCAGTGCAATTTCATCGCGCTTATTTTTCTTTTTGGCGTAATACCAGTTCATTAAAAAACCAGCTAAACCAATGATGATACTGACCCAAAATGCTAAATCGATTGACCCGATCCACGCCGAAACTGCTCCTGCCACACTTCCCCCGTATGTTGCACCCTTACTGGCCGCCAAAGCGGTCGATGTATCTATAATTTGCTGATTGTCTGCCATGCAGCCCCCTAATTTCGGCAATAAAAAAGCACCCAGTTGGGTGCTATCTAAGAAATTTCTAAATTAAAAATTTACTGCTTCAATTTCTTCATATGTCAAAGCAGTTTCAATTTTCTGTCGTGCAATACGCCCTCTTTCGTGAACGCCTGCAATATGTGCCTGCAAAGCAGCGTAAAGCTCTTTAAGCTGCTGCGCTGTCAATTCAACTGTTGAGTTATCTGCAAGTGTCCATGTTTGATCTACCTCCGCAGCAGCCGCACCCATGATACGACCTTGTGACACTTGATCTGAGTCATAAATATTGCCCTCAAACTCAAAACCACCAAACTCAAGTTGATCTCGCATGACTTTAATCTCGGCCCACTTCTGGGCTTTGATTTCATCCAGGGTGCGAGGGTCAATCCATTGCTTTATGTCATAGTTAAATATGTGGTACGGGGATGGCTGAGCAGGCATCTCTACCCACCCACCCTGATAAAACATATTTGAGCTTGGCGGGTCATCAACCGCAACTCCATCTTTCGGGGTGTTTAAAACAACTGTTTCTTCATTTGCATAAATCATCTGAAGAATTTCGCCATTTTTTGAAATAATTGCTGTCATTTTTTCAGCTCCAGCGCAACAAAACGAATGTTATTCACACCGAATACACCTGATGGGTGATTCAATACAACTCTTATTGCTCTACTCCCTCTATTTGCAAATCCAAGCTTAAGAGTGTAAGTCGTAGTACCAATTGTGTTATCAGTGTCTATTATCGCAAGAGCGTTTATAGCTCCTTCAAAATAGAATCCAGATTGACCAAGCACTTGTGTCGGCGGCACTTCCGCTCGCCCCACCAGAACAGACCCTTTGTATACAGAAAGCACTAATCTGAGCATCAATCTGTCATTTTCACTAAGATTGCCGTTGTCTTGAGCATAAGCAGTCAAATATGCAGATGCTGCTACATTACAAGAAGCATCAAATCTGCATTGCCCTCCTTGTCTATTTAGCGTTATCGTCGCAAGCGGGCTAAACTTTGCTTCCCACTCGGTCAATTGAGCAGTGAAATCAAAGTATTGCGGGAAAAATTCCCAGTGGTCCGTACAATATTTGGGTTTGAGACTCCAATTGGCACTGTAACTGCTTCATTTTGAATTTTTAGCGTAGTCACCGCCAAATCATCAATCTTCCCACTAGTCACCGCCAAATTATCAATCTGCGCAGATTTCACAGCCAAGTCTTTAATATGGGACGTATCAATAGATGCATAATCCATAAATGCGGTTTTGAGATAAGCCCCTACCGGAAATACCGTGCCTGTGTTTGGGTCGGTGTAAGGCGTATTGCGGAAAATGAATGGGTAATAACCAGTGCTATCACCTGAACCAATCGCAAATGAATCAAAGTTCAGAATAAAATCAGATTCTTTGCCATCGTTAGCACCGCCCCATCCTGCAACTTTGCCGTTTACGTCAAGCTTGATGTACTTTTGCGCATACAAGCCGTTTACTGATTCGCTCACCTCCTGAATTGATGCGGTGTTTTGACCTACGGTTGTTTGCAAGGTTGTTGTTGCTTGCACGTTTGCAGAAACAGCATCAGCATTCGCTTTGATTTGTTGCTTGTATAAAGCATCGTTTTCTTTAATCGTTGCAACAACTTGATCTGTACGTTTAGATTGAGCCAAATCGCCTTCAATACGTGCAGATTGCTCCGACCATACGCCTGCATAACCTCCCTCATTACCAATTAACTCGGATTCCGAGCCGATTAAAGGCGGGTTAAGCTGTGCATATACGCCGTCAATTCTCGTAGTCTGAGCAATAATCTTATTATCAACATCTTTGATATCTGATTTAACTTGATCAAGTGCACCAGTTGATGCTTTATCATCAAGCTCAAGATTAATGGAATCAATCGCTTCGGCATTTGCCGATGATTGCTCAACTGCTACCTGTGCAGATTGGCGTACAGTTGCAAGAGCACTATCATTACTTGCGATATACGTATCAATCTTTTGAACTGTTACTTTATCGCCTTCAATTCGCGCTTCAACTTCTTGCCGTGCGTAAGCACGTAAATCATTAACTTCAACAACTGTCGTATCAATACGCTTACTAAGTGCTAAATCCCCTTCGATCATTGCCGATTGAACAGACCATGTGCCAGCGAAGCCCTGATCATTACCGATCAAATCAGACTCAGATCCAATCAAAGGTGGATTTAACTGTGCATATACACCGTCCGTTTTTTCTGCTACAAGTGAAAGATCATTCGCAACAACTTGAATGTCTTGCTGAACTGCTGCAATACCATCTTCACTTGACTGTTTAACAGTATTTACAACTTCAAGAACACCTTCATCACCATCAATAATTTGCTGTGATAAACCATCTTTGGCTTGCTGAATAGCGTTTTGTCGATCAATGACTTCTTGTGCAATCCGATCTTTCGTATTTTGAATATCTTGCTTAATTGGTCCAATTTCAGCATCAATAGTCTCAATATGATCAATCTTGGTTTTAAGATCCTGACTAAGTTGTGTTTCACTTATTTGATTGTTCAAGAGCTCAAGAACATCTGTTGCATCGGCAGAAGTTGTCGCATGAGTCCAGTCCGACCATGATCCAATGTTTCCAATCCTATCGATCAAGCGGCCACGATAAAATTGAGTCAGATTTGGCTGCAAGCCTTGAATCGTATGTGTGGTAGTTGGATAAGCGAATAAGCCCAATTGAGTAATGTTGCTGGTACCATCCGGTGAAACCTGAATCTCGGTATAAGCTGTATCTAGAGCACCAGTTGCAGGGAAACCCCAATTCAGTTGAATGCCAAATAAGATTCCTGTCGCTTGGATAAATGCCAATTTTGGAGGTAAACCCTGCTTACCAGAGAGTTCAGTCAAAGTTGAATAAACTGGTAAAGAAGCGATCTCAAATGCAGAAATCGCTGTTACACGTGCTTGATACTGCCCTGCATAAATGCCTGGTACTTCGACTGAGTTGTTGCCAGTAATTGGCAGCTTAATCCAACTACCATCATCTTTACGCCACTCAACCTGATACTTAACTGCACCTTTTGCTTGCGCCCAGGACACAATCATTGTTGCTACGTTAATTCCCTGGTCTACTCTGCTTTCACTTGTAATCGTTAAATCAGAAACAGGGTCTTGTAGTGACGGGTTCACAATCGAAATCGGAACCTCATCAAAATAAGCACCTTTATCGATCGCATCAAATTTGGCTGGGTTATATTGAAGTGCAGTCACTGAAAATTGATGACTTTCGTCTTGAGTAATCGAGATCACTCGAAACTTCATTGTTGCTAAATCTTGGGCATCCATTACCCACACATTTTGAGTAGCAATAGCGTCAAACTCATGAGTAACAGTAACAACTCGACCAGAGATAGATTGAACAATACGCGCTTGAGCCTTTCCATCCTCGCCATTAATAATCAGCCTGTCACCGGCAACTGCGACCACATCATCACGGTCAAGCGTAATGCTTTTACGATCTGCTGAAATAGCTGATACACGACCACCATTTGCACGACCTGCAAATAAAGGATCAGCAACTTCAATCACTTTCCCCGGCAATGGTATATAACCGTCCAGACCAACCTTGAAGGACACAGTACGTGTTTCAAGTTGCTCAGACTCTAATGCCCACCAGCCTGCTCTCTGCGCTTGTCCACGCGAAGTGCATCCCCAAGCATCAATTTCCAAAATACGAACTTGGCCGGCCTCAGCAATCGCCTTTTCATCGCGAACAAACTCATATTCGGTTTTGTAGTGATTAGCTGGGTTATCCCATGCAATTTTTACAACATTATGTCTATCTCGAGCACGGGTTCCCGCGTACTCAAAATTGCCATCAATAACATTAGCCCGGGTATACGTGAAGTAAGTATCTTGGGGAATATCCGCATCACAAATAATGCTATTACCATCCCAAAATGTGATAGCACGGAATACACCAGCTAACTTAGTTAAAATCTCAAATGCACCTTCGGCACTCTGAAGATAAACGTTACAAGTAAAGCGTGGTTCTTGACCGCCCAACCCATCCGGCACCATTTGGTCACAGTATTGTGCTAAACGATATAAAGACCACTTATCAACCATTAGCGGGGTTAATCGGTCACCCAAAGCATAACGGTCTACGGTGCATATATCGTAATAGATCCAAGCTGGATTATTGGAATATGCCTCTTTGAAAGTACCGTCCCACATTCCAATATACTGACGTGTAACCGGATTATAATTTGTAGGGACTTTTAGGATTCTCCCCTTCGCATCCACAGCAACTTTAGCAACGTTTCCAAAGGTCTCGGCATCGTATTGAAGGCCCAATAATGCTGTGTTTGGGTAACGTAATTTCGCATCGATCACTTCTGTAACAGCTGCAATATACATCTTGTCGCTGATATATTCAGAAGATGAGTTCGGCGTCAGACGGCGTACACGTACAAGCCAACCAGAATCAGCTCGAGGCAAATCAATGCGGTGTGCTCGCTCGTAATTTGCAGAAGTCTTATCTGAAATCTTGGTTTTTAGTACTTCAGTCCAGACACCTCCATCAGTCTGTAAATCGATTGCGTATTCGATCGTTACGCCTGATACATCACCATTTGTAGCATTCTGAGTACGCAAAGGACCCCACTTTAAGCGCAAACGAACAGCATCAAGATCAAGATTACTAAAAGCTCGAACCCATGGCGTTTCAGACTTTAACTCCACATCGATGGCGGTTTCACTTTCGACTGCTGGAAAACCCTCAATGTATTCCTGATCATTAGTACCATTTCTAAAATCAACTTTTACATTTTCAAAGTTAAGGCTTCCATCTGCATTCTGAAGTGGAGTTTCTTCTAAATAAATTGACTGAAGCCCATTAGCTAAACCTTCAATCTCGCCTTCAGCTAAACCATATAGAACCTTGATAAAAGTTTTCGATTGTGCAGAATCTGGTGAAATGACAGGTTGCCGTTGTTTTTTACTGCCTTTTTTTGCGCCTACTACTGCATTCATAAGAAATCTCACGCAATAAAAAAGGCGCTAGAAAGCGCCTGTTAATTAAAATTTACATCTGATCTTCTGGATATTGACCAGCACTGATAATGAAGCCGCCGATTTCCCGTTGACCATAAAGAATTGGAACAGGATTACCTTGTGCAACTGTAGTTACTGCACCGCCAAAGCCTTTGTTGGCACGGTTGCCGTCTTGGTTTTGGTCTTGAGTATTATCAATTTTTGGCATGAGCATTGATGCAACCCCTCCCATAGCCATGCCAGCACCTGCACCTATCAATGCAACCTGAGCAGCCTGACCAATACCTGGTATAAATGAAGCAGCTATCAGAATCGCACCAAGTACAAGTTGCAAAATCCCATTATTGCCACCAGCCCCCATTACACGCGGGACGATATGAATAGTGTCTGCTTCAGTATTCATGTCTAGCTGCTCTTCACCGATGTTATCGCCGGTAATGAGCCGCTTAGTTTCGTGGTCATAAATCGCTGGGCGTTTCTTGCCTCGCTTATTACTTGAGTTCTTTGATTTTAAAAATACGGCAAAGCGTAGGCCTTGCTCATGAGCATGCAACATAAAGTGTTCAAAGCCAGCGATCTGAACAGATAATGCACGCATGGCTTCACGTGTATTTGCGACATCGAGCTTAAATTCACGACCGAATTTTTGCCCCAAGATGCCGTACAACTTAATTGTTTTTAACATCTCTATGCCTCAAGATTTTTACCGTTCTGGTTGACCATTGCGGTCCATAGATTTCACGTATAGATTTACGGCCGTGAAGCTGATGCAAAATTAATGTATTGCCAATACAAGGTTCGGTATCTTCGGACTTCAGCATTGCATTATCACCAAGCCAAATAATGCAATGATTTGGGTGTTCTGTTCGTGGTACTCGGCAAATCAACATATCTCCATATTGCGGAGTGTCCACTTCATAGAAACCGGCTTTCGGAAAGTTATCAATCAATATTGACGGATGATCTTTGTCTTCCCACCAGCCATCTTTTCGTTCAAAGTCTGGCAATTTAATACCTAGCTCACGATCATAAAAGTCACGGACTAGTGCATAACAGTCCTGAAAATGATGAATATAATTACGCCCCACTAAAGGGGCGCGATAACCAAATGGTTCATAAACTTGAAAATCCAGATCCGGATATGAACAAATTACCCACGGCTTTTGATGTAACTCAATTTGAATCAGATCAAGTTCCGAAGCTTTTGTTGTTCCATCTGGATGAGAGTGAACATAAGCTAAGATTTCGCCTTGATCTTCAGCACTTGCCAAATCCTCGGGATGAATTTCAAATTGATCAGATTGTTCGGCAATATTGCGACAAGGGATATATTGCTTAGCCACGATCACACCACAGCATTCCTGGGGATAGCATTCATCAGCATGGGCCATAATTGCTTTTTTAAGTTTTGATGTAAGTTTCATAAAACCTCACAATAAGCTTGAAGCTGGGAACCCACCAAACGGCAATGGTTTATTTTCACCGAACCGCAAGCGGCAAGAACGTAAACGTCCACCGCATCGATCAAGTGCCGGATTATCAGTTGGCTCATCTTTATCGGTAAACATTGCCACACCTGTGTAACCACACTCCTCGCCCCGATACTTCCCCATCATGCACCAATGACATAATGAGGTAATTTGGCGAACAGGGATTTTTAGACCTTCAAAATCGATTGGGTTAGATAACTCAAAAGCGACTTGTTGAGCATTTTCAGAAGTCTTTTGCTCGATGTACCAGATTTGCTCTTTTGATTCATTCGATGCAGTTGGATTACCCGCTGTAAAGTTTTCTGCATCAAGATATTTAGCAAGAGTTGTAATGACTTTAAGCTTTGCCCCAACAAAATCTTTAAACTGCAGACAATAAGCAGAAACGGCGTTTTGTATGCCATTTATATTGTTAGCCATGTTTAAAGTTGGTGCTGAAGCTTTACCATCTGAACGCATCTCAAGACCAGATACTTCAAGTGCCATTGGCTCAAAAACTTGTCCTTGCCAGACAATATTTCGATTCCAAACTTTTTGATCCCCAGCATCGAATATCTTTCCAATACTTCCTGAATCTGCACCGATCAATCCTTCGGAACCAATTGACATATAAATTTTTTCCCAATCTTGAAAAGCGATATGGCCATGAAAGCGTAAAATGCCAGCACCTAAGCTGCTGGCATCTAGTTCATACAAATGGATTAATCCATCAACATATAGCTTCTGAAAATCACTATTCAGACTCATGTGTTACCTCGTCATAAATCTGATTTCCATCTTTATCAAGAACTGGTACATCATCAAAAACTGGTTTACCTTCGCCATCAATTACCTGCACCCATTCAAGCAATGGTTCACCCTTTTCATTCATCACTGGTTGATTCGTTAGGATAGGTGTTCCATATTGATCTGTTTGAATATGAGTGACAGGCTTTTGATAGGTCTTGCCGTCAACAATGACTTCTTTCCCTTCATCATCAAATAAATCTTCATATTTAGTGATGTAAGTAAGCTGCGGAGCATATTTAATTTGCTGGACCATACGCGGCTGTTTTTCAGT